GGCTGCGCCTTGGACGACTTGTTCATTGGCACCTGACGTCGCTGCGCCAGCTGTCTGGGCTTGCGAAATAAACTGCCAAGCTTCGCCCGGGACTGGAGGCATTTGCAAGAACTTGAAAGCCTTGTCGACGTCTTCTTCAACGTCGATAATGCCGCCTTGACGCCAGCGAATGTTTTGCGTAAGCGTATTGAAGCCCTTCTTCCGAACAGCGGTTGGCTGTAAGCCGTAAGCAAGTAAGTCAAGGGCGAGGTTGGTAACACCTTGCTCAACGATTTGTTCGGAACCAATAAGTAGACCCAACCCCTGACCATAAAAGTTATCAGGGATGTTGCGCCAGTTAAAGCTGTAAAACGGAATCTTTCCGTATGGGTTCGCTTCGTTGCGAATCAAAATGTTATGGCCATTGAAAGACAAAACGACAATAACTTTTTCGTTGTCCCAGCGCTCCAAAATCTCCATAGGAGCAACGTTCGGGTCAGCCGACGTTTTGTAGCTACGAGGCAATGCGTGCTGTAAATACCCCATCATTCCTTCCGGAATGGTCATGGTGATATTGTCGGGTCCAGAAGTTACACCATTTGCAAAGATATCTCTAAGCACGTCTTCTTCGGGAATATTGTAACCTTCGTTACCGCGCAGGTTATTTAAATCAGCGAACGTAGCGTAGTCGCGATAAACAACCCAACCTGCCCTACGAATATCACCGACGCGGCAGCCGGGATTTACCAATACTGTACGAATATCGCAGTATCTGAGCCAAGGGTGAGAAATCTTTTTATCAACATACTCAAACGTGGTCTCATCCGAATCCGGTGTATCTATTAACTTCGTTGTACCGTCTGGTTGCGGAAGCGAAAGCTTTTCAGCCTTGCGCTTATACTTCTTAATCTTCTTAGTATGCTCCGCGTAACCGAACTTCATGATGCCGGTTCCCAAAAGGGCTGCTTGCTCTAAGGTGCGCTCTGTTTCTTCCTCGAACTTCATGAAATCTAGTTGCGCCGAAAAGACAGCCGTCTTTGCCGTAACAACCTCAGGCGATGTTCCTGGGCGTGGGCGCAAAAGCATTGGAGGGTCGTCGAAAAATATTGACCCCATAACTTTGGGAACGATTGCCGCGCAATGATTTGAAATCATGAACTTCGGAACTGACGCTTGACCTACATTGCCGCCGTCAAATGCGGACTGCGTTGAGGGAGATTGATATAACAGATCGGCAAGGGTCCACCCGTTTGCCCATTGTTGCAACTGAACATAATTGTCTGCGGTAGCCGTGTCGTCGAGAACGAGTTTTACGGCGGCGTCGTTTCCAAATTGGATTGTATTTGTTTCTTTATCTACGTGGGTATTTTCTTCCGTTATCTCATTCGCAGGCGTGATGTACAGGTCGTGTATCTTCTGTTGAATTCTTTGGTCCTGGTCGCTCACGAATTCCTTCTATTATGTTCTCATTCCTGGTGGAAGTATCTTATCCAACATCGCCCGGCGAGGGTCACGTTGTGGTTCGGCTGGTGGCGGAGCAGTTGGTGGAGTTCCCCCACCATTTCTGTTTCTGTTCCAATCGCTAACTTTTGGCGACGCATCTGCCCTATTATAATCAGGGTCTGTTTTAGACATACCAAAAATTCGCTCTTTCCATGCCTTGAGATTTGCCTTGGCTTGCATTGCTTCCATTTCTTTTCTAACTTCTTCGGGGTCTGCGTTGGACCTCAAAGCCGTTTTAGGAAGGTAATTTATAAAGAATGAAATTCCATCCGGAATATCATCTTTACGATATGGCGTGCTTCTCTCACCCGTAAATTGAAGAAACTGTTTATACGTATCGTCTATATAAGGGCCGTTAGAAATATTTAAGCGGCCCTCGGACATAAGGAATTCTAAGTCCTTAATACGATTTCTCTTTGCTCCAGAAGACGCATCTATAGGCCACAGTTTTATCTTATTTTTAATATCGGGTACATTCCACTTTTGTCCGTGTACACCGATACCATCGTATAACCATTCCGCGCCATTGCACTTTTCAATACAAATTTCTTCTACCATCGGCCACTTTCTATAAGCCATGCAAAGCTGCGTGGGTATCTCGGAGGATTTCCATTTCCCATATTGGATATCTAAAATCCAAAGACCGTATTCATTGGAAGGCGTAAGATAAATCTTTCCCGTTACTATAACAGAATAATCGGACGACGCTTTATCCGTATACGAAAGGTCGCAGGTTTGAAATATTTTACCGTCTTTGGGCTCCATCTCTTTAGGATGGGTAACACCACGTAGGAGCGCTTCCGTGAAATGATGCACCCACGGAGAATCTTCATCCTCATCGGAAGGTTCATTCAGCTGCTGGTTACGAAAACCTCGCTCACCGTCGCCCAATAAACTTTGAAGATGCTCCCAACTAGATATCTGAGGTGCTGTCAAAACTACCATTTCTTCCGTGAGTTCTTTCAACGGAATACTTCTATACTCGGGTTTTACAGTCCACGCGCCTCGGCAAAAATACTTAATAGGAGAAACTTTTCCAGTCTTTTTATCTGGCAGCATGCGCGTACCGTACCAATCATCGGTAAAATAACGCGTACCTATGTGTTCCGAAAAGCCATAAGAAGGAACGGTGTTCTTTGTTCCATCATATTTCTTCTTCAGTTTTGCTCTGGTCTCTTTGGTATTTGAATTTTCGTCAGTGACGACGTCGTCGCCTTTTTTGATGTCGGGGTGCCAACCACTCAAACTAGCGACAATTGAATTGACCCAAAGATTCTTACCTTTTTGTTTCAAAACTTTAGCTGGACAGATAAGTGGACGAGTCGATGAGACAGCTGTCCCCGTAATAACGTACTCAGGATATAAAATATTAAAAGCTGTTGGTTCTGCGCCTTCTGCAATTCCGAAGTATGCTTTAATCTCTTGCAAAAAAGTCACAGCGAGGCTATTCTCGCCTGTGATTATCATTATCCGAATATCGGGAGCATTTATGAGCCATTGAACGGAATCGATTCCGTCTATCGTGCTCTTGTATGCTCCTCTAAAATCAAGAATCATTGCCTCTCGGCACGGCGTCCCGTCATTAGCGAATCGCTGCTGCTTTTTGATAGCATTGTGAAAATCGCCCAGCGTATATCCAGGAAAATACAGTCCCGTGAAATCTTTTTGAACAAACTGGTCGCAGACAACTTGATGAATACTATGGTACAAATCTTTGCCAACCAAACGACCAAGCCACAGTAAATTCTTACCCTTTCGGCCTTTGCCTCTAAGGTCTAACCAACGTCTGAATGAGACTATTTCATTTACTTCAAAAAGATTCTTATACTCAGTCTCGTCGGGTTCTATTGGCAGTTCAATTTCTAAACTTCCGTCTCCCAACTTCTGTGTTCTCGTAATGGCTCGAATTTGTAAATTGAGTGAGGCGGGGACAACAGAGATTTTCTTTTGCTTCTTTTTCTTAACTACTTCTTCAGCGTCTTCGAGCGCCTCAGCCGTTCTATCCGCACCTTCGTATATACCCAAAAGGTCAAAACAACTACGACACTCATCACCGTAATAATGTCCCGTGGCGTCTTGCTCTAACGCCCAAGCGAGGTCTTCCTCGTGCTGACTACGACGAGCTTCTATTAACTCTACACGAGTCTCTCGACCGGCAAAGGGGTCTGGCAATCCCTTTTTCAATGCTCTACTTCTTCTTTGTCTTTCGGCGGGTGTTAACGGCTGAACCATTGTGCCTCTCAGAAGAGAGGCGAGGCCCCTCTATTGTTCGTACAACTTTAACTTATTCTTCAATTCCAAATTTTCTAGTAAAATCTTTTCAAGCATTTCCTGTCGGCGGTGTTCCTTTTTAGGAATCCAAATTAAATTATTTGGAACAAATCCGTAAGGTTTTTCTAGATTTTCAGGGTCTGGATATCGTCGAATAATATGTAATTCATATCTTGTATCGTCGGGGCGTCTGCCCAAATTTTCAATTATCCAGTCTGCTCCCGATTGAAAAGAGCCGCCTTTATCAGGGTTCCAACCATCATAAAAAGCCAAATTTTTATAAGCAGGATAAGACCTCTTAAATATATTAAGATAATGACTTCTGATAGTATAATATTCTACATTATTTTTATAATGTTTTTGATGCGCGGCACGAACTTTCTCAGGATTAGCAGCGGCCCATCTCTTACTATTATTTTTATTTTCTTCGGGTCTTTTCCGATAATCGGTAATGCTTCTATCTTTTTTGAATTTCCTGGACGTCCAATATCCCCCTAAAGAAAAATTCTTCTTGGGATTCCAGTAAACAAAATCGTTACTCTCTCCATATGCTTGCGGAAGAATACCTGTGTCTTCTTCTCCCGTTCTTCTTTTTATGAAAGTGTACTCTTTTCCAGGAATTTGTCTTCTTTTTCCCATTTTGCCCCTCCTTTACAGGGGTAGTCAGGGCGGGTAAAGGCCGCCCCAACCAATTTGCGTTGAATTCATACCAGTGAGGTATGACAGCAAACAAACTATATTACCACAGACTGATTGCCTTGTCAAGTAAATTCTTCAAAAATCTTTGTCTCAAAATGAGACGTTATTGACTTTCTACAGCCTTCTTATATTGATTTACGTTGTCACTTTTGGCTCTTAGTTCTCTAGCCAAAGCGTACGGCGCATTTGCGTGCTCGTGTGGTAGATTAGGGGTTGGAATTTTCTTAGGAGCAAAGGCCGAGGTTGGATTGCCTTCTACACTTTGCGTAAACTTGTTTGCGTTTGCCAGCGTCTTCTTCGCGCCAGCCAAAATACCTTCTACACTATTTGGAGTACTCATGGTTAACTTCCTGCTCGAATATCTTCTTCTGTTTCACTTTCTTTCAAGAGAGCGGCAGCTTCATACCCATTTGGGGATTTAAAGACTCCTACCACTCCGCCAGGTTCAACTTTTACTTTGTTGTAGTCATCGTGAAGCAAACGTGAAAGTTCTCGCATAACCGAGCCGTGAACGCAAGCTACGGCTGGCTTTCCAGCCTCCTCACCTATCTTGATGACTTGCATAATCTTTGGGTCGACGCGCTCACGAAAAGCACTGACGCTTTCACCACCAGGAATTACTTCATTTGGGTTCTTACGGAACCATTCAAGGCTCTTCTTATTCTTTTTAGTCTTGGGCAATCCAGAAAAATCACCTGTATCTAGGCTGTCCAAGCCTTCCACCGTGGTGGCTTCCATGCCCTTCGCTGCCATCAACGGCTCCAACGTTTGGGCTGTTCGTTGCATACCACTATGAAACGCGGCACTAAACTCTCGGGCAGCAAAGTACGGAACTAATTCTTCCGCTTCTCTTTGACCATCTTCATTGAGAGGAATATCAAGGTCACCTCGGAAGCGCTCTTCCTTTTGTGGTCCTTTCTCTTTCTCATTGAAGTCCGTCTCACCGTGGCGTATGAAAAATGCAACTATTTTCATGAAGTTTTACTGTAGTTGACTGAAGGGGCATCCCGCTCGAATAAATTGATACATTTCAACAGCGGTTTTTATAATCTCGTTTATTACCAATCGTTGATAAATGACAACGCCAATGAGGACGATACAGGAAGCTGCCAAGACACCGATAAGAACGCTTTTAAATTTATCGGACATCGATTTTCACCAATTTTTGTGAAACCATTCTGACGTCTTTGCCATTATAAACGACTTGAAGTTTTTCTAACTGTGCCTCGATAAGCGAAATCGGTTCAACGATAGTTGGCATTGTGGAACCATCCCACCCAGCCACTACTATGCCAATAATCTTATGCGTCTTCTCCGACACTATAGCAGAACCGCTGGCACCATGGGAATCGAATTCTTGAACCAAAAAGGCACCAGGGGGAAGGTTAGGACTGCCTTCTTGAGATACGATTATTCCAGGAGACGTAATCTTAGCAGCAGACAGGGAGAAATTAACGTTGACCGTCTTATCCCCGACCTTTAAATCGCGTTCGTCCCCGAGCGGGATGACAGGCAACTTCTTATCGGTAGGTAGAAAATAAATAGCATAATCGTAATTATCGGTCAATTCGGCTTTGATTAACTGCATCGGGACGACTTGCTGAACAGCCATACCGCCCATTGACGTAACAGGCGAGACGAGATTCTCACTGGCATAATACTTCATATCAGGAGGCAGTTGATCGTTTGCAGATGTACAATGCCCAGCACCAATAATTAGATAACCTTTATCAACCTTCTTATACGCGGTTACAGTACAAATGAACTTAGGCGAAGTTATGCCTGCCAATTCGCTTGATGCGTACATCGCCATACTGGCGTGAAACACTTTGTTATCGAAGCCCTTCGGCTCACCGATATTCTTTCCAGACAAAGACGTGGTAAAGAATAGGAAGAATGCTAAAACAAGTGCAGCAAAACGTGTCATGCTGATATACCTAGGGTCGGTGAGGAGCGTGCTAATATGTTCGGCTCATCATGCCGTTTACTTCTGATCTAAATCTCTCGATTCATCTTTGTCTGGCCACTTCTGGTAAGCAACTGCGTGCCCCGCCAAAAAGGCATAGTAGGCATAAACTGAATTAACCAGTCCTGGACCTAAATCTTTTCCAGTTTTAAAGTGGTAAAAAATCAAAGCAGCTTGGGCGGAGGTTCCCAAAATGATATGAAATTTATTGATTAGAGTGTCTAAGACTTGGTTTAATTTCATCAGTGCTTGAAGCCTTTCATCGTAGCGGCGAAATTCGCCATATGCTGTATGTGGCTGTTTGAACTGTGTTTTGCGGCTTCTAACTTTGATGCAGGAATGGGCTCATTTTCTGCAACATGAAGTGCCTTATGAAGGCCCCCCTTTCGGAGGTGCCTCATAGCACGATAAAGTGAGGGGTTTTTTGCCTTTGCCATCTTAAGCTCCAGGAGTTGGAGCAGGCATTGGCAATCCCGCTGGTGTCGCGTGCTCTGCAGGAACGCCGTGTTGCCCCATCTCAGCCTCTGCTTCGCCCGGATTCATTTCACCCAAATGATCTTGAAGCGCGTCATGGACGCCATCCAAATCATGATGCGCAGAGGAGTGTACCGTGCCATCCTTGTGATGACGGTCCATCGTATGACTGCCGTCCTCATGATGATGGACGGTCGTATGTGTATGGTCTTTGTGACGAGCCATGATTACCAACCGCCTTCTTTCTCAGCCCCGCCTTCTTCCGAACGCTTGTTAAACATACGCGCCTTAGCCAGTGTTCCTGGGTTCATCGGCATCGGAGCGTGCTTCACTTTTTCTGGCTGCGGCTTCTTACCGTGACGAAGGGTCTCGTGATCGCTTTCGCCTGTCGGTCCAGGGCCTTCCGGACCTTGACGATTTCCCAAGCTATTCGTTACGCCCTTGATGTGAGCTGGGTGGACGGAACCAATTTCCAAACCTTCACCCAACGTAACGTCGGGATGCTTGCCTTCACCGCTGTGCTTCTTTTTCATAAAAATTCCTTACTTCTGAATTTAAACTAATTTTTAACGTCGGTACTTATAGGTACCGTTGAAATCTTCTTCCGAACTGTTACCTTTGAGTGTTTTTTGTGCTTCTCGCCACTCCATATGCTCGCCCTCATGGCCATCACAACAGTCGTCCCAATCTACGCTTTGACCCTTGTGCTCGGACATTGCGTCTGATGTTTCATCTTGCTCTTTGGACATTAGGTTGCAAACACCATCTTCGCCCTTACCATCGGTTACGACGAAATGTTCACAAGGAGCACCTTGCTTGAAGCCGCCGCAATTAGTTCCAGTAGGAGACTTCGCCCATTCCAAACCAGTTTGGTCGGCTGCTTTCTCACCAAGGGTGTTGACATTATAAACGACTTGATCGTCTCCAACTACCAACGGAGTACCGCCACGTTGATAAACACAAACTGGCGTATAAACCTCTCCGTCTTTAACAATGCGGTCGATGATAATGTCGGGTCCGTGAATCTGACATCTCTTCTGATTAATGTACAAGAACGGACAGTTAAAACAAGACTTCGGCTGATTACCCGTGTCTTTGCCACCAACGAATGCGAGAGCCCATCTCTGCACACCAAGTGCTGGTTCTATTTGTACCAGTTTATCAACCATTTTCTTTCATTGCCTTTCGTGCTTTCCGAACCGCTGAATAATGATTAACATGCTCGGGAAGATTTTTATACTTACCTTTCGTTGCTTCATCCCATTCGTGCAGAGATTTCTTGCCTAGAATTTCTGGATGAGCACGTAAGTAGCCTT